ATTTACTCCTGTTGAGTGGCCATCCTTGGCCGGTGGTGGTTAGTGTTTAACTACAATCTGTTGAGCCTTAGCTAACAGGGCAACCAATTCGACTACATCAAACTCCGGCTCTTCAATTGCCTGCGCTCGCTTGGCCGCTTGCTGAAGTGACTCCAGTACTTTGGTCGCATCGGCCGCCGCCTTGGTCTGACCGGTGGGCTGTCGCGCCGCTCGACCGGCCTCCTTTTTGGCCTTGGCCTTGGCTATCCCTTCCGGCTCCTTATTCTCTATATCGCGCTTGAATGCGCCCATGTACCCGCCAATAGACCTTTGAGCATCCCCCCTCAGTACCATTTGCTCCTTGCTTAGGGATCCCAGCGGAGCGTTCAGTAATTTACGCTTGGCCGCTGGGAACCCTTTTACTATAGCCTCCTTGAACGCCGCGTATAGTTCGGGGGTTGATGTTGATTTTTTAGACTTGGGGCTAATAAAGTCAGTAGACTTGATACCCGCCGCTCTCAGCGCATCAATAACGCTTTCCCTTTTAAGGTCTACCGCCTCGGTCGCCTTCATTAGGCTAGTGATCGCCGCCGCTATTTCGGGGGTGAATCGAGTCGGGATTGCTTTCGCTTCATTTGTATTTGGCATAACTTTGTTACCTTGTAAAATGCGCGGGCTTGTAATGGTGCCGCGATAACCAATCAAACCAGTATTGGCTTTGATGGTTCACATATTAACAGGTTTAGGTGTGATCGCAATAGATAGCTTACAAAGTTATAACACATGTTATAACAATTGACGATCTGGTAGGTTTGCCCACGAATGGCCAGAACCCGATACCTACCCCGCCCCCATGCCCCGCGCTGTAGCGACAGAGTCCCACCGCTCTATATATTACTAATTTCCACGAATAAATCGTTATTTTTTGAGTTCGAGACCCCTACCCCCTCTATATAGGAACACCCCCCACCTCTTTTTCCGACCCCTTGTAAAAAATTTTTTATACTGTACGGTGTACGTTCCTATTAGGTAATACATAGGCAGGACGTGAGTAAGATAAAGGGCAGAATAGATAACGCCGCACACACAGGGAGGATAGGTGAGTTCTTTGCCATGTATGTTTTGGAGCGTTATGGTATAGAGTGCCACCACGTAGACCGTTCCGGCGTAGACTTGTGGTGCCAGTCGTACTACGAAGACATGTTCACGTTACAGGTGAAGGCAGCTAACCTTGCAAACCTAAACAGAAAGGGTAGGAACCCAGAGTACAGGTACTTATACAACCTAGCCTCGCAAAAGATAGCAGACTTCTATATGTTTATTGCTCTAGATGAGCAGAGAGTGATTATAAAACCTACGGAAGAATTGGGGCGCAAACTAAGTATGCAGATACACCCCAACAAATTTACAGAAGAAGCAGAAAAGGAGGGGCTAGACCTCCTACGTAACTTTAGAAGGGTAGACCATCCTCTAGGGCAATAACCCCAAGCCCTATAACAACAACAATACACGCCGAAACAACAAACACAGTAAGACCAAACACAAATAAACCTCAGAACAGTAGGGGGTTGAAAGAGGCGCTATTATATTAGTGATCCGATATGATCGGAAATGTATAATAATCATGTAGGATATACCATAAATGGTATGGGCAACTCCCTATGCTTGTCTTGTGTAAACAAGTATGGTACAAAGGCACTCCGGTTTAACAACCTGCGATTACAATATGACGATTAAACTCGAACCCGAGACAGGGGTTCCGCTATTTGATGACGACCCCGCCGTGGACTTGAGTGTCCGTGCGCGAGCAGCGAAGACAACGGCCTTAGAGCTGGCAGAACACGGGCTAGAATTGAAGCCCAGCAAAGAAGATGAAGACGTGGCAGCTAAACTTGCCATAGCGTATGCCGATGATCCTGAAAAGACATCGAAGAAAGCAACAAACAAACGTATGGCTAACTTGACCCCAGCCTCGCTGGTGCTAACTAGTAACATACTCACGGAATTTGGTGCCTCTGTAGTGGAGTCAGCCGTTTCTGTGCGCCACTTGGTAACGAATAAGCTGATATTAGAGACAGAGAACCCCGATCCACGCGTCCGTATTCGAGCGTTGGAGTTACTGGGTAAGATTTCGGACGTAGGACTGTTCGCAGAGAAGTCGGAAGTGACCGTTACGCACCAGTCAACGGATGATCTCAAGGCAAAACTGCGTAAAAAGCTAGAAAAGCTCGTAAATCCTGCGGATGAGGTGACACTGGACGGAGAAGTTATAGACGTAGACGCAGAATTGGGGGTAAGTAAGGATGCCTAAGACGTATATTCACGTGAATCAGCACAAAATCCGCGCCAATCTCAAGAATGGGACGAACGAACCTGTAATTACCGTAAAACAAGGCAAGAAAAACACGTATTGTAACTCTGTAACTATAAACGGGCCGTCTGAAGTGCTGCAAAGTACCACAGATAAGCCGATTTTGAGTTGCGGAGCGCGAGTAGTCATGGTAACTACCGCTGATGTGACGATAAATGACTGCGCCTAGCACTCCTGAAGCGTTTACCCAAGAAGAAATCCAGCACATGTTGGATAACATTGACGAGTTCAGCACTGACGAGGTGGTGGAGATAGAGAAACTTGTCGATGAGCTAGACAAACGGCGTACAGTTAAAGCCGCACACGACGATTTAATAGAATTTTGTAAACTTATGCAGCCTGACTACCTAGTTGGGAAGCATCACCGCATGTTGGCCGACCTTCTAATGGCCATCGAGCGAGGGGACAAAGACAGGGCGTGCGTAAACATACCGCCTCGTCACGGTAAGTCCCAGCTTGTATCTATCTTCTACCCCGCGTGGTACTTAGGGCGTAATCCTGACAAGAAGGTTATGATGGTGTCACATACTACCGATTTGGCGGTGGACTTCGGGCGTAAGGTACGAAACATCCTAGCCAGTGAAGCCTACGCAGACATCTTTCCTACAGTAAAACTCGCCAGTGACTCTAAATCAGCCGGACGCTGGAGTACGAGCATGGGCGGGGAGTACTACGCATGTGGTGTTGGATCGGCTCTAGCGGGCCGTGGTGCGCATTTACTACTTGTAGACGACCCTCACTCTGAGCAAGACGTGATTAATGGCAACTTTATTGTCTTTGAGAAGGCGTATGAGTGGTTTACGTTCGGTGCTCGTACTCGTCTGATGCCCGGAGGTAGTGTAGCTATTATCCAGACACGGTGGCACATGGACGACCTAACGGGGCGTGTGGTCAAGGATATGGCCCAGAACGACCGTGCTGACCAGTATGAGGTCATAGAGTTCCCCGCTATATTAGATGTGGACGATAAAGAGACGGGCAAGCCCATACAGAAACCTCTGTGGCCTGAGTTCTTTGATCTTGAGGCGTTATTGCGTACCAAGGCATCAATGCCTACGTTCCAGTGGAACGCCCAGTATCAGCAACAACCCACCGCCGAGGAAGCCGCCCTAGTAAAAAGAGAGTGGTGGAATGAGTGGGAGAAAGAACGGCCTCCCTCCTGCGAATATATAATCATGTCCTTGGACTCCGCAGCAGAAAAACACAACCGAGCGGATTACACGGCGCTTACTACGTGGGGAGTGTTCCTTAATGAGGAGACTTCAGCGTATAATATAATCTTGCTTAATAGTATAAAAGAGCGTATGGAGTTCCACGAGCTAAAAGAATTGGCTATGGATCAGTACACGGAATGGGAGCCAGACGCTTTTATAGTAGAGAAAAAGAGTTCCGGTGTAGCGTTGTACCAAGAAATGCGACGTATGGGCTTACTTGTACAAGAATATACCCCCCATAGAGGTTCTGGTGATAAACTAGCACGTCTAAACTCTGTATCAGACATTGTGCAATCTGGGTTAGTATGGGTTCCACAGACTAGATGGGCAGAAGAAGTAGTAGAAGAGATCGCAGGGTTTCCCTTTATGAGCCATGACGATCTGGTGGATTCCACAGTTATGGCACTTATGCGGTTCAGACAAGGCGGATTTATACGATTACCTACTGATGAGCCAGAAGACATTAAACAGTTTAAACATCGCGGTAGCGGGTTTTATTAAGAGGTTACAGAATGGCAATTGAGAAAGGTATCTACGCCGCACCAGAAGGCATAGAAGACGTAGAAGTAGAAAAGGCTGAAGTGCTTGAGGGAGACTTATCTATTGAGATAGTCGATCCTGAGATGGTTACTCTGTCTGATGGTAGTATGGAGATCACCCTGATCCCTGATGCCAACGAGACTGACCTAATGGCGTTCGACGCTAACTTGGTGGACGCACTTGATGAAGGACTCCTAAACGAGTTATCAGGTGAGTTAATAGGTATGGTGGACGCAGATGTGGACAGCCGTAAAGACTGGGCAGATACCTACGTCAAAGGACTAGACATCCTAGGATTTAAGTACGAAGATCGTACAACTCCTTGGCAGGGCGCGTGTGGCGTCAACTCTACAGTCCTAGCCGAAGCAGCCATACGGTTCCAAGCAGAGACCATGAGTGAGACTTTTCCTGCTCAGGGGCCGGTAAAGGTAAAGGTTCTAGGTAAAGAGACTAAAGAGAAGTTAGAAGCAGCAGAGCGTGTAAAAGCGGACATGAACTATGAGCTTACAGAGAACATGGTGGAGTACCGTCCAGAGCACGAAAGAATGCTATATAGCCTAGGACTCGCAGGATCGGCGTTTAAGAAGGTTTACTTCGACCCCAATATGGGTAGACAGGCTGCTATCTATATTCCAGCAGAAGACGTTATCGTGCCTTATGGAGCATCTAACATAGAGTCTGCCGAACGCGTTACCCATGTAATGCGTAAAACCAAGAACGAGATAATGAAGCTGCAAGTTAGTGGTTTCTACTCTGGCGTAGAGTTAGGAGAACCCCGCCCGTTCCACACCGATATTGAGGAAAAGAAGGCCGAGGAAGGTGGGTACGACATCACTGATGATGATCGTTACACTATATATGAGATTCATGCAGACCTCATCATTGAGGGTGTAGACGACGAAGACGGCATTGCAAAGCCTTACATTGTTACTATAGAACGCGGCACTGAAGAGATACTGTCCATCCGCCGTAACTGGGAAGAAGAGGACGCCTTAACGCTAAAACGTCAGCACTTTGTACACTACGTATATGTGCCCGGATTTGGCTTCTACGGCCTAGGACTCATCCACATAGTAGGTGGGTACGCTAAAGCAGGAACGTCGATTATACGACAACTGGTGGACGCTGGTACCCTGTCTAACCTTCCCGGCGGCTTAAAGTCTCGTGGGCTACGTATTAAAGGCGATGACACTCCTATCGAGCCGGGCGAGTTTAAAGATGTAGATGTGCCATCAGGCAGCATCAAAGAAAACATCATGCCCCTACCTTATAAGGAGCCTAGCCAGACTCTGTTAGCGTTGCTTAACCAGATCACTACTGAAGGCCGCCGTCTAGGTGCTATCAGTGACATGAACATATCTGATATGTCCGCAAACGCCCCAGTGGGTACTACACTAGCGTTGCTAGAACGTACGTTAAAACCTATGGCTGCGGTACAGGCGCGTGTCCACTACGCTATGAAGCTAGAGTTCAAGATGCTCAAAGCTATCATGGCCGAAGAAGCATCTGTGGAATACGACTACATGCCTAACAGAGGTGAAGTAGCCGCCCGCCAAGCTGACTACGCTATGGTCGATGTAATCCCTGTTAGTGACCCTAACAGTTCTACTATGGCGCAACGTGTAGTTCAGTACCAAGCAGTGTTGCAGATGGCGCAACAGGCACCCCAGATATACAACCTACCTCAATTACATCGCCAGATGATTGAAGTGCTCGGCGTCAAGAACGCTGACAAGCTAGTACCTACGGAAGATGATGTGAAACCTACTGATCCCGTAAGCGAAAACATGAATGCGCTAACAGGTACCCCTATAAAAGCGTTCCTGTCTCAAGACCATGAAGCTCACATAGCGGCGCACCAGTCGTTTATGCAAGACCCCATGATTGCACAGACCATAGGTCAGAACCCACAAGCACAGCAGATAATGGCTGCGTTACAGGCTCACATAGCGGAGCACCTAGGGTTCAGATACCGTAAGCAGATGGAAGATAAGCTCGGCGTTGCTCTACCACCACCGAACGAAGAGTTGCCTGAAGAGATCGAAGTTCAGTTGTCTAGACTTATATCTGAGGGTGGCAAGCAGCTTACGCAACAGCACAAGCAAGAAGCAGCGCAAAAGCAGGCGCAACAGCAACAGCAAGACCCCGTTATTCAGTTACAACAAGCAGAGTTGCAGGTTAAGCAGCAAGAAGTGCAGCGTAAGGCTCAGAAAGACCAAGCCGATGCGCAACTCAAGCAGGCTGAATTGCAGCGTAAGGTGCAAAAAGACCAAGCTGATGTAGCAGTAGATCAGCAACAACTCGAAATCGAAAGACAAGAGTTGGAAATAGACGCTCAGAAAGCTGGAGCTAAACTAGCTGCCGACAGACGGACAGCTAACACTAAACTCGACCTTGACCTAATGAAAGCAACTAGTGAGGTTGATCGCAAACGTAGGGAATAAATCATGGCTAAAACCGTCTTTGACGTGCTCAAGAATAAAATCGAGGAAGATATGTCCTCTGCAACAAAATTTCTAGGTAATGGTGGGGCTAAAGACTTCGCTCAGTACAAAGAAATAACAGGAATGCTACGAGGTCTCACTTCCTGTCTGAATCATGTAAATGACCTCTCGCGTAATTATTTGGAAGATGATAATGACTGATCTAACAATAGTACCAAAAGAAGCAGAAAGTGAAGAAGAACTAGACCGCCAAATTCCTACTCCTGTAGGGTACCGTGTTCTAGTAGCCATGCCGGAAGTAGAGGATACATACGGCGAAAGCGGTATCATCAAGTCTAGTAAGGAAATCCATAACGAATACATCATGTCTACTATCGGGGTTGTCCTTGATATGGGTGAGCAGGCGTATTCTGATAAGGATCGCTTTCCTACAGGTGCTTGGTGTAAAGCTGGCGACTATGTGATGTTTCGTGCCAATACTGGTACGCGTTTTAAAGTAGGTGGTGTTGAGTATCGTTTAATGAATGATGACTCAATTGAAGCAGTAGTAAACGATCCTCGTGGCGTTACACGAGTGTGAGGAGTAAATAATGGGATTTCAAAAAGTTGAGTACACCTTCCCTGACGAAGAGAAGGATGAGGTAATAGAAGTAGAGGACTCTAGCGCAGTAGAGATTGACTTGTCTGGCAAATCAGAGCCTGTCGAGGAAAAACCTGTTAAGCAAGAGAAAGAAGTAGAAGTCGAAGTAGTAGACGACATACCGAAGGCGGACAGAGGGCGTAAAGCATCTAAGCCCCCCGAAGACCTTACTGATGAAGAGTTAGAAGATTACTCAGATAAGGTACGCAAACGAATA